TATCAGTTGCACCTAACACTTTGACATCAATTGTGTCAGCAGAACCATAAACATGTCCTACGTTTGAAGCGTTAGCAACTTGAGCACCATGACCAGTAGATGTAGAATCTAATCCGTCTACAAATCTATCTACGTCACCGCCGTCTCCTAAATCTAGTGTAACACCAGACGCAGACGCAGTTAGTACTTCAATTCCTGCATTAATAACAAAAGTTTCAGCAGGTACATTTAATACCTGCACGATGTCGTTAGCCACCGGGTCAAACAATGATAAATCAACTGTATTTTCAACCCAGTATGGTTTCCTTCTAGTAGAAGGATGTCCTGCTGTACCGCCAGTAACTTTACTATGAGTCGCCATTTGTATACCCTCCTATATTATGTTAAGACAACTGCTGTTCTAGTGATAGCTTCTGGTCTCAAGACCTTACCACCATAAACATGCAATCCTCTAATTACGTCAGAAAAAGAATCGGGGTCTCTAACTACTTCAGTTTTCGCAATGTGCGAAGCTGTTGCACAAGCAGACATGTGTCCACCAAGGCAAAAGAAAGCATTAGAAGTACCAGATATTGTTGCAATATCTGTTCCAGACCTATTTAACGCTGTTGTTTTATACAATTTCATACCAGAAACTGTAATGTCGGATACTTGACCATTAGTCAATGGAGATTGACCGCCTCCCATTACAGACATGTCCATAACTTTTGAAGCCGCCGCACCTAATCCTTCGTAAAAGATTGGAGGTGCTACAAACCATCTATTTTCTTCTGGTACAGATTGGTCGTCTAATAGACGAGCCGCTTCTGCAATAACACTGTGACACTTGTCACCAGTATCAGCAGTTATAGCTGTTCCTGAATTAATTCCAGAAGTAGTAGAAATAGTTTCTAAAATATCTCTATCATACTTTCTTTTAAGAGCGTATGCTCCAGAAGAAGTAGCTAGAGCTTCCCAATTAACATGAGATTGTCTTTCTTCGATGTCATCTACTTTAAATGCAAAATAGTTAGCTGTGTCCACGACTAGAGTGTCTTGGTCGTCAGCAAGATTTTGTAAGTTAGTAGTTTGACCTTTTGTGTAAGAAGCAACAGAAATTGTTGGTTCTTTAATAATTTTTACGGTGTCGCCGTAATTCTCAATTTCACCCGCATAATCAGTGTTAGTGATACCCTCAACAACAGAGCTTCTACGGAAATATTTGAGAACTTTTTGCGAATATATCGCCGGTAGCCAATTACCCGAAGGTAAGTTGTCATAACCTGCTGATGCACTTATCGCCATAATTATTCTCCTATAAGGTTAAGTTATTAAGCTCGAGTATCAACACGCCCTTCTCTAAAGGCAATATCAATCTCATTCTCGAACTTTTCATAAGTCCTTGAACTCATTTTTTGAATCTCGGACTGTTTCCAAATTTTCTTATTAGTGTCGCCAGAAATATTTACAGACTTGGCCTTTGTCTTTGTCACGCTCTGAGCCGCACTAGTAGCCGAATTTGGTTTGCTCTTACTTACTCCATTATCCGCTTTGTACAAATCAACAACACGAATTGCCCATTTAGAATCTTTACTATTTTTAGTTACACCATCTGATATAGACGCAGGTTGAGTATTCAACCAATCTATAAATTCTTGTGAATCTTTTAATTCAATAAAGTCTGGGTGAGCATTAACTAATTCTCTATAAGCATTTTGTACAACTAAATCTTCTTCACGTTTACGAAGTGTTTTAACTTCTTCTTGTAAAGATTCTACTTGTCTTGATGCTTGTTTTTGAGATATAGTTTCTACCACATCATACACATCTGGATATTTCTTTTTAAATTGTTCAAGGTCTTCATCAGACTTTGGCGGAGTATAACTCGCCATTGCTTTATCTTTTTCAGCAAGTCTAGCTTTAGCCTCTAGCTCTTCAACTTTTTGCTTATTTTCATTTTGCTTTCTGTCGTAATGCGATTTAAGGTCGTCATATCTTTTTTTGTAATCATGGTTTGGTTGAGTTCCATTGTTGCCAATAAAACCTGTTTCTTGAGGAGTGGCCTCTGAGGTGTCCTCTACAGCTTGTCTAGGGTCTTCAATTTCTTTATCTAAATCCTTACGGTAAGGGTTTTGATACATTGTTGAACGCCCATCGTCAACCACGTCTTGTTTATTTTGTATTTCTGCTTCTTTAGCTTTTGCTTGAGCCATTATTTCCTCCTATGGGGTCACACATTGTGAGTAGCCATTTTTGGTTGTTGAGTACGTTAGGGGTTATACCGATTGTATAAGTAGCCTTGTACTAATCCTAAGTTTTACGTTAGGAAACTTTAATTATTTGCCATCATTCCTCTTGACCGCATATTTTCTATTACGTCATTTCGGAGCTTTTGTTGGTTAGCTAGAGATGGTGAAAATGTTACACCAGAATTTTTTGTGTTTTTATTATTTAATAAAAATGATTTAGAATCAACATTAAATAATTCTTTATATAATTCTTGTGCTCTTTCTATTCTTTTGTCAATGTTTGGTTTTCCGGGTCTTAAAAATAACTCAGAAAATTTATTTGTTATTTCTTCTGTAGAACCATTTGTTAAAACACCTATTAATTCTGTTCTATTACCTGCTCCAATATCAACTCCAACGCCATTAAATATATTATCTAAAACATAACTTACTTGAGCATCCGCCGAAGGAGATATTCCTTTATCTTTTTTATATTGGTTATAGGCATCCATATGGTCTTTTTCAAATTGAAAAAGCCCTTGACCAGAGCCTCCTATTTGTTGTGTTTTATAATCAAATGTATCACCAGTTTCTACCGCTATATTTCCCATAATACCTGCTATAGCTTCTGGTCTAAGCTTATAAGGCTCAGTTCCATCTTGTATAATATTTTGATTATTTAACGCTCTAAAAACAAATTCTTGATTACTTAGAATAGGCTTTTTTTTTAGTTCTATTTTTTTACCTTCTTTTAATTTAACAGGTTTCATAAAACCTTCAAAACTTTGTGACCTATTAGCTAATTCTTTTTCATCATCCTGTGCTTCTGGAGACATAGGAGATAGTAATTTACTACCTACTGAACTTTGTCCTGCAAAACTTTCTTGAGGTACAGCTATAGGTTGATTTTTATTTTCATCTAAACTTACTTGACCACCCACTGCCATCATACCTTGAGGATTTGGTTGAGTTGGGTTTTGTTGTATTTGTTCTCTTTCTTTTGCAATTTCTTCAACTCTTTCTTTGCCTCTATTATTTATTTTTGTTAATCTATCGTATCCTATTTGTTCAGCTATTATTTTAGGAATAATCATTTCTTTATTACTAACTAAAGCTTGTACAGTAGAATCAACATCTTCTGCCGCTTGACCAAAATCAAGTTTAACACCTTTACGTTGTAATTCTATTACTGCTCTAGTAACCATTTTTTCTATGTCACCTCTGCCCGCCATATCCATAGCCGGTGCATTAATTACAAAATCACCATCATCTAATTGTCTAGGTACATCATCTGCAACGCCACTCATATCTTTATTAGGTTCATTAACCATTTCTAAATTTCCTGCGTCTGCTACTTGTTGATTTTGCATTTGTGCCATCATAGCTTCTTCGGGTAATCCACCTTCTTGTAAACGAATTGTTCCACCTTGTTGTCTGTTTATAAATGGATTTCCAGAAAAGCCGGGTGTATTACCACTAGAACCAGAGTAGCTAGAACCACTAGAGCCAGAACCTGTTCCAGATGCTTGTTCATAGTTATCTTGGGTATAAGTTTGACTAGATGAATCAGTATTAGCATCTTGCGTATTATAATTATTTTGATTGTTGTTATTATTTTGATTGTTGTTATTATTTTTATTGTTGTTATTATTATTAGAGCTAGTGTCTGGTGTTGTTGATGTTTGACTAACTACTGGTGCAGGTGTATTTACATAACCATATTTTTTCTTAACAACATTACTTAAATCTTTTCCACCCCAAATTTTTCCATCTAAGTATTGAACACCATCTGGAGATATAGCTACACGGCCTTTTACTTGCCACCCTTTTCCTTCTAAAGCTTTTTGAGCGGCTGTTGTAGTCATATAGGCATTACTACCACCTTGTGTATTGTATCTATTAGCAGACATATTTAAAATATTGTCTACTGGAAAAATATTATTGTCTATACCATCATTCATAAACTTTGCTAAAGCGTCTATATGATTTCCATTAAATCCTTTTTTACCACCATAAGCATTATACTTTAATGCGTATCCCGGGTTATTACTATTATACAAAATATGTTCTAAAAATTGTTTTCCGGTTTTATTATTTTTTCCTGCGTAACCAAAACTTGTATTTAATAATTCGTCACTAAACCCTTGTTCACCAAATGCTTTTAAAAAATTATTTTTATCTTTTTCTTGTTTTAATCCTAAACCTATAAATTGTGCCGCTCCACCTAAAATAGCCATAGGGCCACCGCCTATTGCAACACTAAATAAAGGAGCCATCCCTGTTTCAGCTAATTGTTCTTTAAATGTAGACGAACCAGAACCCATATTAGAAAATATATTATTTGCAGAGCTACCAATATTTTTAGCTGTAGTATAAAAAGAATTTATATTATCTTCATTTACATTATCAAATTGTGAACCAAAATTTTGTTTACTTTTTAAATTTGCTCCCGTACTAAAATAAGTGTTGTCAGAAGTTCCTACAGCATTTAATCCAGAATCTTGAAAAGGTGTTAAAGTGTAAGCATTGTCTGAAGTTAAATTACGCATTTGTTCAGCGTAAGGGTCAGACATATCTGTTACTGCTGAAGAAGATACTGTACTTGCTAACGTAGCTTTATTACTATCATCTGCTTTACTTGTAGATTGTTCAGATAATTCTTCTACATTTGGTGTCATATTATAAATAGAATCTGTTAATACATTTGGTGTACTAGCAGATACTACGTTTACATTAGCTATATCTTTTTCTTTTGGCAGTGCCATTAAATCTCCCTATTTGTTTTTTTCTGATTCTTGGACATTATCCTTGAGGCTCAGAAGCTGTTCCAGTAAAATTGCTTTCCCCTGATTGCGGAATATTTCCTGTTCCGATGTTGCCACCACCAACGCCCGATGGGTCATTTGGGTTTGCTCCAACAGGTGCTCCTGTAGGGCTTCCCATGCCACTTGATTGTTCGTTAGGGCTTTGAGCTTGCTCATCATTTTTTTGTTCAACATTTAGACCTTTCAACATTTCTGCAAATATTTGTGCATCTTGAATATTGTTTACCAGACTATCTGGGTCAATATCCTGTGCTATTGCTAGCTCCCTCATTAAATTTGGTATCTTAATAAATGGTGCTAACATTGGATTAGATACAGTTTGTAATAAAGTTGTTAAGCGTTGTGACCTAACTTCTTTTTGCATTACACTTGAAACACCATTTGGTTTTATTTCTAAATCACCTACAATATCGGGATTATCTTCATCAAATTGCATATTCCATTGAAAAAATGCTTCACCTAATGGTTTAAGTAAAAAATCATCTATGTTTTTCATTACTGTTTTTATAGATAGGTTAGCCCCACTTAATAACATTGAAAGACCAGATGATGTTCTTCCTGTTCCCGATACACCTGTTTGTCCATGCATAACAGAAGGTATACCTGTTTCTTCATCTGCAAGTTGTCTTGCTTGCATATACATCTGTAGATTTTCTGGTGCAGTATTTGGAAACTTTAATCCATTAATTGCAGTTCCTGTAACACCCGATTGTCTTCTAAAAATTTTGCCCGGAAATATATCCATATTTTGACCCGGAACTAATGATGCTTCATCAACATCAAAAACTAAATTACCTGCTAAAGCTAAGTTATCAATAGCCATTCTAACATGACCATTCATTAATAGCTGTGCGTCTTCCATATTTTCTGGTACACCTATACCAAATAACTGATAAGGATTTATTTCGTAAGGTAATACATGATATGGTATACGCTCTGGAGTAAATGGATTTAATACTGCTCTTAATAATTTTCCATTACATATCCAAGCGTTTATTTGTACTTGGTCTAATGGAGAACTATTATCTGGCATCTCTAAACCAATTTCTTGTGCTAGATGTGTATCTAGTGTTCCCCAGTATTCTAATACTTCGTATCTATCAACTTCAAAGTTTCCAGATGCGTTATCATATGATTGAATAATATCTTCGTAATATTCATTCATATAGTTTGAACCCATACTTAAACATTCACCGATAGCTTCTTCGTCAAAGTAAGGTAAGTTAATTAAATTTCTTAATTGGTTTCTGCTAAACTTATGTCTTTCAATAGTAAAGTTACAATCAGCAATAGATGTAGCATCTGGGTCTGGAAAAAAATCCCAACAACTTACGCCTTCTATACGAGGTACTTCTTTGTTATAAGGAACATATTGTTTTCCTGCTTCCCACTTATGTACTTTCTTTAAAAAATTAAATGGCCCTTTTACAATACCAGTTCCTAATAGTACTGATTCAAATATTGAATGACGTAAAACATTTATTGCATTTGAATCTAATAACTGGTCATGGATTAACTTTTCCATCCTAAGAGCAGTTTCTTTTGCAGGGTAAATTTCTGGTTGATTAGGAATACGAGCTTTGCCTTCTAATAAATTAGCCCCTTCGTATTCAGATTGTAAACCTCCTAATTTATTTTCCATAGGTGTTGCTTCTGTTGCACCCGGCAATAGTTCTCTACCATCACCCGGAAAACCTACAGCCGATTGTAACTGCTCTTCACCCGGTACACCTAAATGCATTGTATCAGCAATGCCTTCTGGTACAGGAGTTGCGTTAACTGTTATTGGAAATTTTTTATTAGCAAATAAAACATCAACAATTTGTCCATAAGCGGCTAAAGTTTTTGTCTTTGTTATTTTAATAAAGACTTTACTTTTTTCACTATCTCTAAATTGTGTTGTGCTATCATATACACCTCTATAATTTTTGAACGCACGCAACCATCTACCCTCATGGGTTAATCTAGCTGATTTTGATTCTTGAAATTTAGATGTTATGTAACCAACAATACCCGGAGCATCCTCCGCAGGCATTGTAGATGTTTGGTCTGCACCTTGCGGTTCATCAACCATGAATTATCCTTACTCTAGTATGCTTTTTGTTTGTCTGCGTTTAAAACTGATTTGTCTAATGGTGCAGATTTAGCAGGAGATGAAGCTTCAATTAATTTGCTGTCTTCTTTTATCTCTGGTGTAAAATCTGGTTTCATTCTAGTTAATGGAGCATCTGGTCTATCTGCTTTTATTTTATCAGAACTCATTATATAGTCTTTACCATAGTTATAGTTATTATCTGGCATGTTGCCTCCTTATCATATTAATTTTTTTGAGTACCACTCTAATACCCAAAAACTGTGTCACTAGGTGTATAAGCAACTCTATCCTTTATTCTATTTAATGTAGTATTTAGGGTAGGTTGATTAGATTGTCTAGTCATAATCATATACCGTAATGCATCATATGCATGGTCGTCTGCTTTTGTATCTACATCTTCTGGATTTGTTTTTGATGTAGGTATACTTGACAGTGTTCTTATTAAATTTGTACAAGTACTAAATATTTTTAATTTAGGCTCTGCTGTTCTAGGGTCTATCTGTAATCTTCTATGAACTTCTACTTTACCAGAAATTCTATCTCTATCAGCAGGTAACCAACGAACACCATTGCGTATCATTGTTTCTGCTATACTAGGGCCTAAACCAACTTTATTCCAACAACTTGTATCTAAGATAGATAAAGACATTGGAGGGTCGTTTCTTTCCATTTCTAGTATCATTCTAGCTAAATCTTCACCTGTATATCCTGCCGAGTACAATTCACGATAGATATAAATATTACCATCAAAATCTACTGTACCCCATAATACACAAGATGGAGAAGCATAACCATAGTCAGCCGCTCTAAATCTTTGCCATCCCGCAGGAACTTCTACTGGTTCCATAACATGTAAATGTCTAGAGAACTCTGGAAAAGCCGCACCTTCTGCAACTTCCCAATCACCATCTAACAATCGTTTTCTTTCTACATCTGGTAATGAACGAAGCATAGCTTCATACTGACCATCAGACATTAAGTAAGGATTGTCTGTTAATCTAGCAGGAATAAACTTTCTTTGAAAAAGAGGTTGTCCTGCTTTTTCATGTTGTTCTGGCCATCTGTATACTTCACCAGATTCTATATCACCTGCCGCAAATGGTTCATGCGGTGGAGATGGGTCTATATACATTTTCTTTACCCACCATCCTCCTAAACCACCGGGGTTGGCTGTACACCTCATATAGGGCTTTATCTCTTGATTTGTAGTTCTTAATCGAGAGCGTAAGTATTCCCAAACATAAGGGGTGGGGTAATGCGTTACTTCATCAATACCTATCCAATTAAAAGCTTGACCTTGATATCGGGTTACATCTTTATCTCTATCGAGATATGAGAACCATGCAGTAGCTCCACTAGGAAATATCCACATTGACTTGGATTCCTTGAATACTGCTCCGGGAAATGCTTTCGGATACAATTGCTTGCTTTTATCAATTAGTTCTGTTAGTTCGTCTAAGGTTCTTCTAATTAGCAAGGCACGATGGTCTGGCAAATGAGCATATCTCAGCAAATCTGCTAGTAACGCATATGATTTACCGCCACCGGCGGCTCCCCCATATAGTACATCTCTTTCTGGAGATGCTAAAAAGTCTGTTTGTGGCCCTTCATTGGGCTTAAATATAATATTTTCTTGTTCTACTTGTTCTTTTACTGCTTTAGGTGCTACTTTTAGGTCATCTTCTGTTAAAACAGCAGGATTTTTACCTGTAAGTGTACCTTCTATTTTTTTTAAGCCAGATTCTATGTATCTAACCTTATCTCTTTGTGCTTTTACTTGTTTTACCTTGTTTTCAGCAGTTTTTTTAGCTTGTCGTAGTTTTTTTTGTGCCGCTTTTCTAGCTTTTGTCGCTACACTGTAGTTGTATTGACGTTTTGGCTT